TCTTTTAGAAGATTAGCCACCGTATCCGACCTTTATCTTGCCAGATGTTTGAGCAGTGTTGGCTTTTTCATATCCCTCGGGATCGAAAGCAGCCCATTCTTCGTATGTAGCAAATCCACCCATCGCGGACGGTTTTGCATTATCGGTTGAGGCTGGTTTTGGCCTCGTCTTTATACGCTCTACATGGAGTTCCAGTTTTTCAAGTGGAAGCCCATCATAGACATCACGATCTTCTTCAGGCAATAACGATAATAACGCATCTCTGCGATTTGTCTGATATTCATCAAAAGCTGCTGCCTTTCTATTGGCCATATCTAGCTTACCCTTCATCTCTTGCATAATCGTTTCATATTCACCTTTAGATTCAAGCTCTTTGAGCTTTCTATCTTCTTTGTCGCTTTCGATCTGCTGCTTCAAGGTGTCTAGTTCATCTCTTAATGTGTTTTTAGCGTCGTTTACTTCCTGGAATCGTGAATAAGGAACTCCATCGACGGCCTGTTTTTCTTCGTTGTCAGCTTCAACGGGGATCTCTTTAACGTCTTGATTCTCGACTTGTTGTTCTTCCATTTTTACCTCTTGTTTGAGTTATCCAACCTTTATATTGATTGGTATTTTGGCGTACTTATCAATTTGTTTTCCTAAGTAAACGCCCAAATCTTTCATAATTAAATCTTCATTTTTAGGGCTGACACCGTATATATCTCTTTTGTTCTTAGCATTACCCTGCACTTTTAACCCATCTCTAAATTCTATTTCTACACCAGTTTTAGTTGCTTTGCGTGATTTAATAGAGTTCAGCATTACCCCTGTCAACTTCAAATTCGGTGGGTTAATTTGTTTATTTAAAGGGATACCCCTTAAACTTTCAGGTGGGTTGTGTGCAATAAAGTTGACGTGCTTTCCGCTTCTAGTAGTAAAACTAACTTGGGTATCTTTAAAACCTTTCATTTTAGCCGCTGCATACTTTGCTGAATATTTCGGGAAACTTTTCCCATCAGCACCAATACCCTTACCTGCGTCTTTAATAATGCGAGTAGCAGTCTTACCGCCTATCTTTTCCCATATTGATTTAGGGAATGTCGGTATGTCTTTAGCCCGCATAAACCAACCAAGAATGACGGCAGTTAAAACCACCACGAACACCAAAGGGTGTACCTGATGCAGCTGCTTTTTCTTCTGTATAAGGCCCATCTTCAATTTCATTTTCTATTGTTTTTCTACAAGCATCTCTAGTCTTATCATCAAATGGCCCATCATAAGTCCAGGTAACATCAGCACCTTCAAATACTTTGTACCTCGCCAAGTCATCGAATTGTTTAAAGCTGTCATAAACAGCTACATTCAGTTGATGGGGGAGTAATTTTGTTTCACTCAACCGTTCTACTATTGAACTAATATTTTCCCCTGACACGATCCCTGAAAACAATTCATTAGTTAAACGATCTGAAAAAGATTTAGCACTTCCTAGTAAAGTCCTGGTGTCTAGCTCTTGTAACAGCTCTAATTGGCTCACGGTTGCCCCACCAATGTCCCTAATCCCCCGTTTACGGGCTTCTTTTACAATCTTTGATAGATTATCCCCATAAGAGTCAATAAGACCGTTAACAGCGTCTGCATATCCGCGGTCTAATAAATCCTGAAAGAAATTCACTTCCCTTATTATGTTAATCAGCTCAGTATCTGATAATTGATTCAACTGGCTGGCTATTTTATTAAGGTCTGCATACAGTGATGCTTCCACTTTACCTATTTGGCTTGAGAATCTTTCTACTGGATTAGGCATTGATTAATCTCTCTAGTGGTGTCCTGGGTGCTTGGGCCTCATTCTCTAATCTTTTATTAGCGTTCATTTGGCTTAATTTTTCCTGTAATTCTTCATCACTTATATCTGGGTTGAATTCCCTTATAATATCTTCCTGGTCTATAATGCCCATTTCGTGTTTTATCCTAAGAACTTCTAAGCGGTCTTTCTCACTTAAGGGGTAATTCACCTCACCGTAGTCCACCGAATAATCTTCAGATAGGCTTTTACCTGTATGTACTTCAATAATCTTTTGATCAATCTCATATCTTGAGTTCTCCCATTCTCTCCATAAGGGGATGTCACTTTTTCTTGATTCTAAATTTTCTATATCTTGTATTGCCAATGCGATCCCTGACTGTACTTGCCCTGCGTCACCCCACTTAATCTTTAATGAATGATTTTGGCTGCACATATCAGCAAAGGCTTTTACACTTTCTACCATAGCTGTTAATGATCCCGTAGGACTTACATAAGAAAATGATGCACCCTCTGGTAGTAATATAGCTTTGTCTATTCCCGATTTAATCTGTGATTGAGATTCATGGATACCTGTTATCACTGGCTGGCCTAGACTGAATCGAACTCCAAGAGCAATTTCGGTCATGGCTATACCTATTTGAACTGCACACCTGACTACATCAGAAGCATCAGAATTATTGCGTATCCTGCTAATAGGTAATATGTCATAAGGGTTGAACCCATCACCTCCAGGAATAGGAACTACTTTCCCTGCTTGATCGTATAAGAAATGCAGCCCTTTCTCGCCATCCCTTGATTCGGACCAGAAAACAAACTGCCTGTTATTACCCATCTTTTCGACTTCATAAGAATAAGCAAACGGCTCAGACTCACCCCTTACATAGTATTCCTTTACGAAAGGCAGGATGTCGTATTCAATACGATCCCTTCTTTCATTCCACTTAGACCGTAAATGACAATGCCCTAACAGCCAGGCCACTTCACCGAACTCACGCATCTTAGAATTCAACTGATAAACCAAATCTCTATAGTCCTCAGACTCTTCACCGCCTATAAATCTTTTAATCTCATTCTTGAGCAATAACATTCTAGCCCTGGCAAAGCGTGGAACTAATCGCATAGGGAACATTGGCACTTGGCTTAATGATTCCCCAGGAAACCACTGCTCTAAATGCGTATCCATATTCCTATTATAGTAGAAGTCTAAAGCGGTTGCCTTCTTTGCGTTCTCTTTAGATTGTAAGTTCTCCCTAGCCCTGCGAATTGACTCTAAGACTAGCTGTTCACTGTATTCGGGTATAACAACTGTATTAACTGATTTCATGCTTTATACATCCAATTCTCAAAATATTTCGTCAACTGCCTCCCGAAATCCTGCTCAAATTGCTCTTTTATTTCTTCCTGTTTCTTGTTTATCCTTACCCCTATAATCCACATAAAAATAAATGCGACATTAAACATCGCACTTAGACCTAATAAGAATTCTACCACCTGATTGACCGCCCTACTTTTCTTTCAATCGGCCACTTCATATCAATCAAGTATGAGCAAGCATCTAACGCATGGGACAAAGCAGCGTCAGACTTATCTAATGAGCCGTTCTTATCTCTTTGGCACTGTTCTAAATCTTTAATTAAATAATTACACTTGGGATCTACTGTCATTCCTATCTTACCGTTAGCATTTAATAGCTTTCTATTTAAAGCGTTTAATCTATCCTTAACTGGTGGGTTGGCTTTCTTAGCTATTACTTGAAACTGAAAGTCCCTTAGTATCTGATGATCTGAGCGATTAGAAGTTGTGGAACGGGCTGAGCCAGCACTATCTGGATATACACGCTTTACTTCAGGCCAGCGGTTAATTATCTCTTTAGCCATCTCTTCAGTGTTTGAATTAGATAGCCTTATTTCATCTGAGTAATGGATTGTTTGATCTGTGTACTCAAATACTTTAACCGCAGTCATGTTGTCCACGTTGAAATCCATACCGCAATAGACCATTGGTGAAGTCTCAGCATCAGTTCTTAAATGGATATTGCGATCAAAGTTATAGGCAGCCCTGTTTTGTACTGTTTCAAAGGTTGCCTCGAATTCCTGGGAGAATGTCCTGGCATCCATATTACGTCTAGCCTGTTCAATCTCATCAGCATCTACATAGCCATGCTCTATCGTTTTATATTGCCATGACTTCCATAATGGATCGCCCCCTTGTCCCTTTAAAAATATATCGTGGAAATGGTTATAGCCTGAAGGTGTCCCGACAAATAGTGTCCTGCCTTTACTGGTTGAGAGCATAGGCAAAACGATCTCTTCAAATACTAATGGTTTCATGTAGGCGTATTCGTCAAGCACTACAGCGTTGCTGCCGTTCATACCTAACGTAACACCACGCAAAGAATCTTCGTTATCTGCCCCTTTAAGTTCAAATGTCGCTCCACTCACTGTCGCTGACAATTCTGATTCGTTTATCTTTGCTTGTGGATACTTCCTGAAAAAACTCTTCATCATAGGCCATAGTACTAGTTTCGCTTGTCGGTAAGTCGGAAAAATAGCCCAACGGCGTTCCCCTGGGTGTATTGTCCCATCCAATAACCACATCAAGGCCAGGGTGCTTTTTCCCCACCTTCTTCCGCTCACCAGACATTTGTGCCTCGCTTTATCATCTAAGATTTCCTTTCTTATTGGGTCTAATTCCATTCATCGTTCTATTAATTTGAATGGCTCTAATCTTGTTGTTTGATCAATTCTTTCTAATGCTTTGCCCTCTGTTCTGTCTGTTACCCAATCCCTTGCAGCCTTATCACCTTTAGCTGCTAGCTCCCATGCTTTAGTACACATGGCTTCGTAATATGTTTTTTTTGTTTCGGGGTCAATGTCTTTGCCGCGTTCCCTCAATATATCAGGAACGCAAAATTCTTTCTTTGGCCTACCATTAGGGTTTCCTGATTGTCCAGGTTTGAATCCTTTACCTGTAACACCGCCTATCAGCTTGCCGTTGCTTTCTTGTTGTTTTACAACTTTACCTTTATCCATTTAGATCATAAGGCCTCATAATCATGATTTATACTTTCCTGTCTATCGGCAGATTCCACGCCTGTTTTTCCAGGCACTCCGAGTGGGGTAGTATAAAACCCCTTCTACCCATACAAGGATTCTATTACAAATTAGGGGGTGTTATTGGTCTAAGTCTTTATATTGTTAGACTTAGTATTTTACAAAATAAATTATATTTCTTCTAATAACATTGCTTGGAACTTTTCCATAGCTCTATTATAATATGTTATTACTGTTGCTTCTGATATACTGAAATTATATGCTATCTGTTTATAATCTTGAATCTCTAAATCATAATAGGCATCAAATACTTCGTTTTCTCTTCTCGAGAATTTTCTCTCAGATTTGCGACCAGCCAGGAACGCTTGCATTAATTCATTCTGTCGTTCCCTTTTCTTTATC